GCAGAGGAAAAGGGGTAAATCACTATGGCACATGGAGCAGCTGTACGAATTATATATGATCAATCCTTCACAGGTGGCAAAGTGATGGCATTAATCACTGCTATTGGTGCTACTGAGTTGACTACTACAACAGGACTTATTGATGCATCAGAATTGAATGATGCTGCAACTGATCCTAGATTGTCTATTGAAAAAATTTCATGGAATCTTAAAAGTGCTGCAGGGTATTTTAGTATCATATTTGATGCATCTACTGATGTTACTGCATTGAGTTTAGGTGGAAATGGCCATTGGGGTAAATCTCATACTGCAGGATTAGATGCAGCCATCACTAATAATGCAGGATCAGGTGTTACAGGTGATGTTATTGTTACTACTACAGGATTTGAAGCAGCTGAAACTATTTCAGTCGCTTTAATACTAAAAAAAGATTCAGGATATGGCACTAGATCAGATTACAGTGGATAAGGAGTAACACATGAAATTAATAACAGAAGTAGTTGAAGATGTTGATATTTTTGAACTAGAAGAAGAAGATGGCAAGAAAACCTTACACCTAGAAGGTGTTTTCTTGCAATCCCAAGTCAAAAATAGAAATGGTAGAGTATATCCAAAAGAGATATTACAACGAGAAGTAGCCAGATATAAGAAAGATTATATTAAAGAAAATCGTGCCTTTGGTGAACTTGGGCATCCAGATGGGCCAGTTATCAATTTAGAAAGAGTATCCCATTTAATTACTGAATTGACACCTAATGGTAATAACTGGATGGGTAAAGCTAAAATTACTACGCATACTCCGTATGGAAAAATTGTTGAAGGGTTACTTAAAGATGGAGCCAGGCTTGGTGTATCTTCCAGAGGTATGGGTTCATTAGAAGAGCATAAAGATGGTACAAAAATAGTCAAAGATGATTTCCACTTAGCCACAGCTGCAGATATTGTAGCAGATCCTAGTGCACCTAACGCATTTGTACAAGGAGTTATGGAAGGTCGTGAATGGATATGGGAAAATGGAGCCCTCAAAGAAACAGATTTGATTAAACATAAGAAAGAATTAGATACCCCGAAGCATATTCGTGAAGAACGTATGCTAAAGGAATTTAAACAATTTTTATCAAAATTATAAAAAGTATAAATACTAAGATTATAGAAAGAAGGAGATATTCAAATGGAAGCATTAGAAAGAATGTTTGAAGATTCTGAAGATGAAGTTACTACAGATGAGGTGGAACTTGAAGTAGATACTGAAGATGAAGAATTGGAAGAATTAAATGAATTTGATATAGAACTTATCGAATTTATTGGTGATCAATTAGATGAAATCACTGATGAAGAGCTTGATGAAGAGCTTGATGGAGCTATTGATCTACTAGAAAAGAAAATCAAACGAAGTAAAAAGCCTTGGGAAGCCAAAGGCATGTCGAAAAGTGAATACAAGAAAATGTTGAAGCAAAAGGCCAAAGCTTGGAAAAAAGATAAGGCGGGCCAAAAACGTGCTGCGAAAGCTGCTAAGAAACGTGCAGGTAAAAAGCCCAAATTCACATTTTCCCATTACGACCCAAGTGAAGATGACAGTATTGTTAAATTGGCTCAGCGTATTCTTCAACAACATACAGAGGTTGAAGGCGACGAAGAATTGTCAGAAGAAGATGAACAGATTTTAGATGTACTTATTGATACTTTTTCAGATGAAGAAGTAGAAGAAATATCTGAAATGTCAGATGAGGAATTTGATACTCTTTTTGATGAATTGTTAGATGAAGATGAAGAATTAGATGAAGTCAAAAAGATCAAAAGGCAATCTTTAGGTAAGCGTTTGAAATCTATGGGTATATCAAAAGGTGAATATAAGAAACGCTTGAAAAAGCAATCTAAACAGGCTAAGAAGTATAGAAAGAAAAATAAAGGCAAACTAGCAAGAGCTGCAGCAAAACGACAAAAGCCAGGTTATAAGCCGAAGTTTCAATATACCCACTACGATCCTACTGATGATGTAAATGCACTAATTGGTGACACTGAGTTATCAGAAGAATTCAAGACTAAAGCCTCTACTATTTTTGAAGCTGCTGTCAATCGTGAAGTTGAAAGTCAAATTGGAGATCAAGATCTCGTTCTTGAAGAACTTTTGGTTGAATGTGGTGGTGAATTAAAAGAAGAAATGGCCCAAGAAGTAGACAAGTATCTGAACTACGTAGTTGAAGAATGGATAGAAGAAAATAAACTTGCTATCGAATCTGGTATTCAGAATGAATTGTCAGAAAACTTCATGACAGGTTTGAGAAAACTATTTACTGAAAATTATGTTGACATTCCTGAAACCAAAGTTGATGTTGTAAGCGAATTGGCTAACAAGGTTCAAGAATTAGAAGCTGATTTGGAAGCTAAACTTACAGAAAATATTGAATTGAAAGAAAGTCTCGGAGATCTTAAACGAGATGACTTAATTCGATCAATTTCTGGCGATTTAGTAGAAACAGAAATTGAGAAGATGAAAGAACTTTCAACTGGAGTGGACTACACTGGCGATGATGAAGAATTTATAGCCAATGTTCAAACTTTGAAAGAGAGTTATTTCCCCAAAGGAAAAGTCAATTCACCTGTAAGTGAAACTGATACAGTCCAAGAAGTGGACTATGAGAATTTATCAGATTCAATGGCAGCCTATACAAAAGCTATAAGCAGAGTTTTAAAATAATATAAATATAGAATAAAGGAGATTGAAAAATGGAATTTTCAAATCAATTAGTTGAAAAGTGGAAGCCTGTACTAGAACACAGTGCTCTCCCTGAGATTACGGACAAGTACCGTAAACAAGTGACAGCAATCCTCTTGGAAAATCAAGAGAAAGCTGCAAGAGAAGAAATCGCTGTGGGAATGGGTTCTGGCCTATTGACTGAAGCAGCCCCGACTTCAAATACTGGTGGTACAGCTGCTGGTGTTGATGGTTTTGGTGGCACTACAGCTGCTGGAATTGGTAAAGCTGGTTATGATCCGATTATGATCAGTCTAATTCGCCGTTCGGCCCCTAACCTAATCGCTTATGATTTGGTTGGTGTTCAACCGATGACTGGCCCGACTGGCCTTATTTTCTACATGAAATCTAACTATGTAGAAGATGATGGTACTACAATTGGCAATGAGGCACTGTTCAACGAAGTTCAAACTGGACAATCTGCTAATCCACAATCAACTGCAGTTCCAGGCGTTGATGATGGTAATACAGCTGAAACTGATCCATTTGCAGCCGCCTATTATGCTGATCCAGCTATAGCTAATGGAGTTCAAACAGCTGGTGATACTAATCAAGGTATGACCACAAATGAACTAGAAGCTTTAGGTGATGATGGTGCTGGTAATAACTTCCGTCAGATGTCATTCTCAATCGAGAAAACTAGTGTAACAGCTAGAAGTCGAGCATTGAAAGCTGAATACACTACTGAATTGGCCCAAGATTTAAGGGCTGTTCATGGTTTGGACGCTGAAGCTGAGTTGGCTAATATTCTGTCAACTGAAATTTTAGCTGAAATCAACCGTGAAATAATTCGTACAGTTAATGGTGTGGCAGTTGATGGTGCTCAAGTTGGTACAGCTACTGCTGGTACTTTTGACTTGGATACAGATTCTAATGGCCGTTGGTCAGTGGAAAAATTCAAAGGATTGCATTTCGCTATCGAACGTGATGCTAATACTATTGCTGTTCAAACTCGACGTGGCCGTGGAAATATCATTCTAGCTTCAGCTGATGTAGTGGCTGCTCTGTCAATGACAGGTAGTTTGGATACTGGTGCTGGTGGTAGTATTGGTACTGGTGCACTAGCTGCTGATGGTATCACTGGAAACACTTTTGTTGGTACATTAAATGGCCGATATAAAGTTTTTGTTGATCCTTATTTCTCAGCTACTCATGAATACGTTACTATTGGCTATAAAGGTTCTTCACCGTATGACGCTGGAATCTTCTATTGTCCATACGTACCGTTGTCAATGGTTAAAGCTACTGGTGAAAATACTTTCCAGCCGAAAATCGGATTTAAAACTCGATACGGTTTGGTAGCTAATCCATTTGCGGCCGTAAGTCAAGCTGCTGGCCTTTTAGAAGAAGCTGGTAACAATTTCTATCGTACAATCAAAGTTACGAATATAATGTAATCGCGTTTCGTCGCTACCGCAAAAAAGGGCTCGAATAAAGAGCCCTTTTTTGTTGCCTAAATATACCTATAGAGGTGATCCATGGCCATTATCGCTAACTTACCAGAAAATTATAATACACTATCTTCTGTTTCTTTTAGATTACAGATTGAAAAACTTCCACATGTTACTTATTTTTTGCAAACTGCAAATCTGCCAGGAATTACAGTTGCAGAATCTACTGTCACAACTCCAACCAGAGCTTATCCAGTAACAGGTACTATAATTGAGTTTGAAACTTTGGATATAACTTTTATCATAGATGAAGATATGAAGAATTTTATGGAGATTTTTCAATGGTTGAGAGCTATGAGTTCTACAGAAGATTTAGGAGAAGAAAGAGAAAGATTGCAATCAATATTTGGCAACACAAGCCTCTATTCTGATGCAACTTTAACTATCTTGACAAATAATATGAACGCCAGTAAGTCAGTAACATTCAGAGATATATTCCCAACTTCATTAAGCAGTATTGCTTTTGAAAGTTCAGTGGATGCAATAGAAGTAATCACTAGTGATGTATCTTTCCAACTTAGAGATTATGTTATAGGAGACGTGATTTAGTGCAAGAATTGTTCAATGAAGTAGATAAAGATATAAAGATAATAGACAAAGAAAGATTAGAAGAAGAAAGCTTACGAACTCCATTACTACACCACAAATATTTAAAAATGATGATTACTTTTAGCTTGGAGTATGCAAAGCTAGAAGAACAATACAATATGATGATGAAAGATAAAACACATTTCTATCTTGGTAAATCTGATCCTGAAGTGTATAGTAAAACTCCATTTGATTTAAAGATATTAAAAGGGGATTTAAAATTATACACAGATTCAGATGAAGATTTGTCTAAATTGAGGCAGCGAATCACTTACACAAAAGAAAGAGTTGATTATCTTCGCAGTGTATGTAAAATAGTAAGTGATAGAAATTGGGCTATAAAAAATTCTATGGATTGGTTGAAGTTTAAGGAAGGCATTGTCTGATATATTAAAACTTCGTAAATTGAATGAAGTTTTCCTCCAAGTAGGCTCTGATAGAGGCATTTTAAAAGAACTATCAGAATATTTTACCTTTGAAGTGCCAGGACACAAGTTCATGCCATCTTACAGAAATAAAAGTTGGGATGGTAAAATCCGCTTATTTTCTCACCAAAATCAAACTATATATCGTGGACTGTTGCCTAGAATGGTTGCATGGGCAGTGAAAAGAAATTATGATATTGAAAATCTAAATGATTTCAAACCAAACTTTCCTGATTCTGATGACATCAAATCTTTTCTATCCTCTCTTAACGTATGCTCCAACAATAAGAAAATAGAATTCAGAGATTATCAATTAGCTGCAGTGTTGCATACTTTGAATAATAAAAGATGCATCTTGCTATCACCAACTGCTTCTGGTAAATCTTTAATCATTTATGCACTATCCAGATATTTAAAGGACAAGAGAACTTTAATTATAGTTCCTACCACCTCTTTAGTAGAACAAATGTATAAGGATTTTATAGAATATTCAACTTACAATGGATGGGATGCTAAAAAGAATTGCCACATTTTATATTCTGGTAAAGAAAAAGATACAGATAAGCCTATTTTAATTTCGACATGGCAATCATTGTTTAGAATGGATAAATCATTTTTTAAAGATTTTGATATGGTAGTAGGTGATGAAGCTCATTTGCATAAAGCTAGCAGCTTAAAAAGAATATTGGAAAATTGTACTAATTGTGAATACAGGGTAGGAACTACTGGTACATTGGATGGATCTAAAGTGCATCAGTATGTATTGGAAGGACTATTTGGTTCTGTCTATAAAGTTACTACTACTAAAGAATTGATTGATAATAAAACTTTATCAGATTTAAAAATTCATTGTATAGTTTTAAAATATTTAGATGAAGAAAAAGAATTAGTCAGCCATTTGGAATACAGAGATGAATTAAATTTTTTAATACTATCAGAAAAAAGAAATCAATTCATTGTAGATATGGTTAGTACCTTAAAGGGTAATACATTGCTACTGTTTCAAATGGTCGAGAAACATGGTGAAGCATTATTTGAAATGCTTAAGCAATCAGGAAAGGATGTGAGTTTCATACATGGAAAGATTTCTGCAGCTGATAGAGAAGTTATTAGGTTGGCAACTGAAAAAAAGAATGATTCAATTATTGTGGCTAGCTATGGAACTTATTCTACCGGCGTTAATATTCGTAATCTGCATAACGTTGTATTTGCTAGTCCGTCGAAATCTAGGATAAGAAATCTACAATCTATAGGTAGGGCTTTAAGAAGAACTGATAATAAAATATCAGCAAATCTTTTTGACATAGCTGATGATT